TGTCGTTAAATGGAAAAACTCTTTCACAGTCGATATCTATAAAGAGAGGTAAAAATATGAGATTTACAAAAAGAAAACAAAACGGGCGGGGCTTTCACAGCAATAAACGCGTCAACCATTTTTGTTAGAAAAGCGAGGGCGTCAAGTTTTGCGTATATTATGTTAGAGTATTATAAAGAACATAAAAAAACCGTTGATAAAATAATGGGCGTCAAAAAAGGTAGGTAAGGAATATGGAAAAGAATAAAGGCGGTAGGCCAAAGTTTATTATTGATTATGTTACAGTTGAGAAATTGGCTAATATACAATGCACGCAAAATGAAATTGCTAGTTTTTTAGGCTGTAGCACTGAAACATTACAAAGGGACGAGAAGTTTTGTGCTCTTTATAAAAAGGGTCAAGAAAATGGCAAAATGTCGATAAGACGTATGCAATATAAACTAGCCGAGAAAAATACGGCTATGGCTATATGGTTAGGTAAACAATATCTAGGTCAAAAAGATACAGTCGTCAACCAACACGAAATCAAAGAAGCGCCAACGTTAAAGTTAGAGATAACTGATAACAGCGGTTTAGAAAAGGTTTTATACTAGGGGTGATTGTATGATAAAGGAAGTAATAAAATATAAGTTCCACAATCTTAATGAGATTATCAATGAGAGCCGAACAAATATACATAAGGCTAATAACACAAAAAAGTGTGAAACTTATTTATCAAAGTTACATTTTTTAAAGCACCATAAGATTGAGAAATACCCTGTTACATTAAACTTTAAATGGTTTGTTTCAAACAAGAGGAGTGACCTAGATAACAAGATAGGAAAATCAATCATAGACGGTATGGTCCAGGCTGGTGTCATAATAGACGACAATTTAAAATACATAACAAAGATAACCCACGAATACGTTGAGAGTGATACTGATTTTGTGGAGGTGACTATTTATGAAATTGACGATAATAATACCGTGTTATAACGTTGAGGGTTATATCAAGCCCCTGTTGGAAGTATTAACGCCACAGGTTAATGATTACGTCCAAATCATATTGATTGATGACGCGTCAACTGATAACACCGTCAAAGAGATAAAGAGCGTTAAAGGGCCACAAATACTCATCACAAACGATGAAAACCACGGCGTATCACACAGCCGTAACACAGGCATAAAGAACGCCACAGGCGAGTATATCGCGTTCATAGACGCTGATGATATGGTTAGCGCTGATTACGTTGACACAATATTATCGTATATAAAGTCAAATAAAGATTATTATAAGATAACTTGGGAAACAAAAGGCGTTATTTATAACGCTAGTAATCTACCACCGTGGAATTGTAGTTGTTGGTCTAGGGTATGGCGAAAAGATATCATCAAAGAGTTGTTTGATGAAAAACTAGATTACGCGGAGGACTGGAAGTTTATGAAAGACAATATCAAAAAATCATCAACCAGCGATAACATACACAAATTGATTTATCATTATACGAGTGATAGGGCTGGGAGTTTAAGTGAAAAGGAGGCTATAAGAAATGGCAGTAAAAAAATATAATACAAGCGAAGTCATCATCAAAGATGAGATTGAGGAAATACCTGTTGGCTTTGCCCCAATAGAAAAACCAATTGACACAATGAAAAGACCAAAAAGACAATTACCACCAAATGTTTATATCACTGATGACGGTGAAATGTATGAGAGATTAAACAGCGTCTTTGGCATGTGGGCTAGAACAGGTCAAGTATTTAGATTGGAGGACATTAAAAAATGATACCATTAGGAACAAAAAGAGCAATAATCGAGGAAACAGGTGAAATCGTTTGGCTCAAAGATATAAAGGGGGAAGGTTATGAAACTCAACATATCAAAGAAACAACACCTGTTAATACAGGAAATAACAAAACAAAACCAGGAGGAAATAAGTTGTCTAGGAAGCGTCCAAAGTGGGAAAACGTTTAGTATATGTCTAGGCGTTATATTATACGCCCAAGAGTTATACAACTATGATAAAGATACACAATACAATGGGGCTATCATAGGTTGGACCACTGACACATTAAAAGGTAATATTGTTGACGTCATAGAGGACTTTTTAAACAAGTTAAAAATACCATATGAATTAAAATACGGTCAAAATGATAAATACTTAAAAATCTTTAACATTAAATATTACTTTTTCTCATTTAACAACTATCTATCATTTAACAAGATATTAGGGCGACCGCTTATCTTTGTTTGGGTTGATGAGAGCGCCCGTATTTATAGTCAACAACAATTAAGACAATCTTTTGATGAAATACCAGGGCGTCAATTATCGTTTGTAGGTCACCCATATAAAAAGACGATACACAGTTTTAACGTTGAGGGTAATGAAAATCACCCCTATAAACTTAAATACATTGACGGGCGTAATAATAAACAGTTTATCTTTTACCCGTTTGATAACCCTAAAATAACAAACGAGAAACAAATGATTGAAATAAAAGACCTTTTCCCAGCGGGTAGTTTGAGAGAACAAAAAATCTATAACAAATGGGTTGTAGCCGAGGGGCTTGTCTTTAACAAAATCAATCATTTAAAAAGTCTTGATGACATACAGTTGAGAGAGATTGGAATTGGTATTGACTATGGGTCACAAAACGCGACTTGTTTTATACCAATAGCGCTGGCGTGGCATAACAAATTACAAAAGTGGGTCTTGGTTAGACTAGAAACTTATTATCACGACGGGCGAGAGTTAGGGACAAACCCAACAACCGAGTATTTTAGCAATCAATTACGATTGTTTATGGTTTATATCAAACAAAAATACCCACACGTCCCAATCACAACGGCTGTCGTTGATAGCGAGGCAACCCATTTTAGTAACAGGTTAATCGCTGATAACATTAAACACGAAACAGCCATAAAAGGCGACGGCTCGGTTAAAGAGGGCGTGGAATACTTACAGTCGTTATTTTATAAAGATTACTTTTATATTTATAAGGCTGATAGCATAAAACACATTAACAATGATTTATCGTTATCAACAACTCATAAAGATAACTCGCTATTAGAGTTTGAGGGTTACCAATATGACACAATCAAGTCTATAAGAGAGGGGGTTGATTGTTATAAAAAAGATAACGACCATACGATTGACGCCACACGATATTTATTACAGTTATGGCGATTACAAAATAAAGCACCAACAATATAGGAGGGGCCAATGGAAATTAGATGTAAAGCAACGCGTAAGTTCTTTTTTAAGATTGATATTGAAAAGTATAGTAAATCGGTCAATCAATTAACAGGCGCGACGGTCAACTTACCGTTAGTCGTTGATATACCGTGTGGAAAGTGTAAGATGATAGAAACATATTACATTTACCCAACTCATTACGAGCATATCAAGAGTGAAAAAAATATTTATTGACATTTAGTTAATTATATGATATATTAAAGATATGGAAATGCGAATAAGCGTTGCAACGCAATTAGGCATACGGTTTTAATATATCGTATGCTTTTTTGTAGGAGGCAATATGTGGAAATTAAAAATATATTATCTAGGTCAAGCAATTAAGACAATCAAAATAAAAGATGATGAGCGTATTTTTGATAATGTTTACCCAATAAAAGTATGGTTTAAATATCATATTTTTAAAACAATTATGGCGGAAATCATCGTTGAGCCTATCGCTCATTTATTACAAGACAATGAAAACAAAACGTGGCACGTCGAAGTCGTGTTATCAAAGGGGGTTAGAAAATGATAAAAAACTTTAATGTTTTACAAGCGCCATATATCAAAGTTGAAGCGCAAGTTATACCCAACTCAATACGACAAGGCAAAAATATGGTTAAGAACATATCGAGGTATGTTTTAGCGCCAAGTGCCAAAAAGATAGGGACTTATATCGTCAATCAAATCTTTGGTAGTGAGATATTAACTCAAAATGAGGGGTTAAATGTTAGTTGGTTAATGCCAACACTTAAAGACGCTATTGAGTTAGCCGTATATCAAAAAGAGAGTTTTATTTATATACACAAATACGACGACAAAATCTATTTAGAAAATATCAAAAAAAGTGATTTATATGATATCGTCCAAGTGTGGGACAAAGTCAAAGAGGCAGTTATACGCCAAGAGTTTTATAAAGGCGATTATTGTTTAACACTTGAAAGAATAATCAAAATCGAGAATAAAAACAGCATAGTCACATTTAAAGCCTATGTTGAGGAAAATGAAAAAGACGTTGAAATACCAATATCAAAATATAACGCTATAATGGGGACCGATTATGACAGCGAGCCATACGTGTTACCCTATGAGGTTTTAATCAATATTGATTTGGGCCAAGACTTTTTCGCTGATAGCCGTAACCTGTTAAATGAGGAAATGCAAGTCATCAACACAATGTTTGATGAGGTACAAAAGACTAGGACAAGAATAGCGGCGTCACAGCATTATCAAACAAGCGACATTGTAGGGCGTTGGTCTCCAGCAAATCGTAATTATGATATAAGCACCTTAACTGTTAATAACTTACAAGATTACTTTGTGTTATTACCAGGTGATAAGGACCACCAAATCTTTAATTTCTTACAGGGTGAGATTAGAGTTCAACAATATATCGAGGCATTTAAGTTTATAGATTATCAAGTTATACAAATGGCGGGTTTAAGCCCAGCGTCTTTCGGTTATGAAAAAGACGCCTATATGAATAACGCTAACATAGATATAAGTAAGAACGCTAGCGATATGACCGTGGAGGCCATTAAAAGCCAAATTAAGACGCAAATCGACAATTTGTTTATCAATATAAGCCTAGCACAAAATGCGCTTCAAATCACGCAAAATAGCCTCCCAATAGAGATATCTTGGGACTACGGCGCTAATGAAAAGTTTGATGATATTAAAAAACTACAAGTATTACAAAAAATACAGGGCGTATCATCAATACCAAATGAAACCAAGTTTAAGATAATACAACCGATAATCAAAAAACTAATAGACGATGACTTTGATGAGGACGAGATTAAAAACTTAATCGAACAATCAAAGCGTGATAACAAAGAGTATATTGAATACGGGGAAATCTAAACGTGGACGAAACGACTTTGTTAATTGACAAATCGGTTGAGTATGTTAAAAACAATTATTACAAGTTAATGTTTAAAACAAAGAAATCATTTTTTAAATATCTTAATGATGAGATATCATCAAGCGATTTTAAACAAGAAATCGACAATATATGGCAAGACGTAGATAATCGTTATCTAACTGATAAGAAAAAAGATTTGGAAAAGTTAGTCGCCGATATAAACACAAAAGGAAAAAAAGTCGTTAATAAAACGGCCAAGTTTGAGGAAGTGTTTAAAACAAACGACATTGATTTTTATATCAAACAACAAAACAAGTTTATCAATAATAACGTTAAATACTACGAGAAAAGACTTGAAACCATAAAAAGCGGAAACGTTGATAAAAGCCAATACCTCGCTGAAATGGTTGATAAGTATGATGAGTATAATAAATCAATACCATATTATAACGCTAACGGATCAATAAGAAGTTGGCACAATATTGGTGATTACTTATCAATGGTTTATAACAGCGATTTAACGCGCAGTGGCTGGAATAGAACGGCTTATGATAGTAAGTTACTAGATAATCATTTGTGGTATTTACCCGCTCATAATGGGGCTTGCCCTTTATGTATGAAATGGCAGGGTAAAATCTATAAAGACGGTGGCGACAGCAAATACACCGATAAAAAAGTGGCTATCGCTGGTGGCGTGGGTCACCCAAATTGCCGTCATCAATGGACGCTATATTGGGGCAAAGACCAATTACAAAAAAATAAATATAATGATGACAAATGGTTAGAGTTTTATAAAAAAGAACAAAAAATAAAGGCTCTTGAATTAGAAGCCAAAAAATCTTTTGTTAATATGAAAATATTGAAAGATTTAGATGAAACTAAATATCAAAAAGAGCGCAAAAGATATTTAGGGTTAAGACAATCTATAAGGGCGCTAACTAACGATTAAAACAAAGACCTGACTTGCCGAACGTCTATAAACTTACGGGCGTGGAAATGTTGCAACATTTTTCCGTGTTTCTCAAAGAGGAGGAACAAAATTGAAACTTGAAACTTATTTCAAAAACAAAGATATCAAAATCAAAGATGACGATATTGATATCGACAGCCTGGTGGCTGACGTTCGCAAAGGGTATGTAAGCGAAGCGGAAATCGAAAAGAGAGTTAAAGCAGTCGAAAAAGAAGCAAGCGAAAGACTATCAATCGAACATACCAAAAAAATGGCCGAGTTAGAACAATCAATCGCGACTAATAACAAAATGATTGATGACTATGTAGGCAAAAACAAAGCGCTGTCTTTTGAAAACAAAGCCTTTGAAAGAGGGTTTAAAAAAGATGATTTTGAACGCTTATCAAAATTACGATCAACTTATGAGGGTGATGATGACGTGGCGCTCGATAAAATCTCAACTGATTTTAGAGATATTTTTTTCAAAGAGAGTGTTATGACAAAAGTGCCAAGTGAGGCACCTATCGGCGCAGGTGGTAGTGTTAAGACCGATATAAAAATAACCAAAGACACACCAATAAGAGATTTATTAAAAAAATAGGAGGACAAAATTATGACAAACTTTTCAGGATTAGGGGTTAACTTACAATCGTTTATTAAACGTATGTATCAAAACCTTTACTATCGCTCAACTTCTACTAACTTCTTAAATGAAGCGTATATGAGTGAAGCAAGACAAGCGGGCCAAGTTGCTGCCGTTCTTGACGTAACAAAACAACTTGACACAACTTTGACAAGTAGAGTAAGCGTTGATATCACAACGGCTATCACTCCAAGTTTAGCAACTTACTCAACAGTTCAGATCAATTTAACTCAATTAAAAATGGACTACTCATTTAGCATTTCACCTATGATTACAACAGTTGATATCGCTAACACATTAGAGGGTCAAATCAAATTAAAAGAAGCACAAATTGCTAAAACTGTTGACGTATTTAACTATGGTAAATTAGTAACAGCAATCAAAGGTAAAGAGGACGGAAGCGAAGCATACACATTAGGTCAACTATATGTATGGGCTCCAGCAACTCAACAAGATTACATTGATAATATGAACGAATTGAAAGCACTTTTATTTAACCGTAACGTGTTTGAAGATTATCGTTTAGGTTTAGACGCTATTGAATACGGAAAATTAACAGCGGCTTTGACTTCATTGTTAAAGTTCGAAACACAAGTTGGTATTCTAGGCGTTGAAAAAGGCCAAGTGGCTAGCGCTTATGGAATTAACATTTTCCCTATCAACACAACTGTATTAACAAGTGCTGATGACGCTGGTATTACCAAAGGCTTCTTTGGAGCACCTGTGGCTATGGCTGGGGACTTCTTTTTCAGCGATATGGTTGAATATTTAGGAAATTACCCTGGGTTCCCTGGTTACTATGTTTTCGAGGGTAACGTATTGTTTGGTAGCGAAGTTATTAGACCTGAAGCAATGATTAGATTAGTAACTGTTGCTAGTAACTAATATAAAGGGGTGAGAATATGACATTTTTCACGGCTGGTGAGTTTTTAACGAAATACACCGAGTATACAAGTGCTGACGTCCCTGTGTGGTTGATAGAGGCTGCTAGTGAGATGATATTCTCGCAAATAGGCTTAATAAGACGAGGGACTTGGGATGATATCTCGGTCCCTTTAATTGTTAAAAATGCTACTATGGAACAAGCACGATTTATGATAGAACACTCAATACCTTTTACTGATAACGCGGGCGAGGTCAACGTTGGCGTTATGAGGGCTAATTTATTGACTGATTACTCGACCTTATCGCTACGTATGTTAGCAAATGGCGGGTATATGTATAGGGGCGCACCACTCAATCAAAATATGGGTTTGGAATTGCCCTTTGGTAACTAATTATGTTTTTAATCAATGGCTTCAAAGCCACATTAAGACAATTTAATCGCGTGGCGCCAACGACATTTTATGACGACCAAGTTTATCAAGATATATCAATTAAGATAATACCTTATGATTTAACAAAAGTTGTTAGGTTTGGCGTATATACGCACCCTGAAGCAAAAGGTAGTTTTATGACAAAAAGAAACGTTGACGTCCGTGATGGCGACCAACTCATTTATGATAATCACACATATACAATCATCGAGGTTGGAAAGGACAGTTGGTTATATAACCGACTAGAATATAAAGTCTTGGTGGTGAAATAATGGAAGTTAAAATGGTATGGAACGAGGGCGCTAAAAAAAAGATGATTGATACCCCACATAAAGTTGTATATGCGACTATGAGGCAATTATTAGATTATACAGAGCCAACTATACCGATGAAAAGTGGTAATTTAAGACGTCAAACAATGACCTGGGGCGTTATGAAAGATTACAAAGGCTATTATGTTATGAGTAAGACGAACTATGCAACGCACGTCTATAATCTTAACAGCGAGACAACAAATTGGACCACGTTTGGAACAAATAGCGAGTGGTTTGGTAAAATGTGGAAAGAGAAAAAAGACTTATTTATTAAAACAGCGATTGAGAGGTATAAGTTAAGATGAAACAAGATATTTTATGCGGTTTTATACAAAGCCTATACCCAACGTATAAGGTTAAGGCCGAGTATTCTACCATTGACACTGATAAAAAGGTAATTGTCATACAAGAACAAACAGGCCCTAAAATTGTTTTTTACGGAAACGTTGACCCATTATTTAATTATTTTGAAATAGTGATATATGGGTTAAGTATTAAAGAACAAAAGGACATAGCGTTAGAGATTAACAGTTTAATCGGCGCCAATATTGAATACAATGATTATCAAATAATGTTTTTACAAATGACAAACGCGCAAACAATCGAATATCTTGATATAAGACGCGTAGGTTATCAAATGATTTTTAAAACAATCATATCAAAAATAAAGGAGGAAAATTAAAATGGCAAATTATTTTTTAAACAATCGCCAAGTAATTAAGAATATACAACTTAATACGGGCACAACTTTATCACCTGTTTGGACCGCGATTGGAACAAACAGCGAAGTTGAAATCACAACGTCTTTTGAAAAGAAAGATTTTTACGTTTTCGCTGACGCTATCAAAAGAGCAGTTGTTACAGGCGTTGAACTAGGGTTATCAACCACAGTTAAAATCGACGCTAACAACGACGCTATCGTGGGCGTAATCGAACAAGTAAACGCGCTAATTTCAAGTGGTGACATTTCAGTATATAACACTCAATCTATAAGATTTAGTTTATTAGATACCGTAGCGGCTGGGGTATTACAATATATCATATATGAGGCACCTGTCGTAATGGAAATAAGCGAACTTGGAGGGGCAGCCGAGGACGAAGGCGACTATAAAATCGACTTCACACTTGTTGGCCCAGCAACAGCAATCACTGCGCCGTCGGCGTAACACACGGGGGAGTTATAACTTCCCCTTTTTAATTAAAGAAAGGTAGGTGAAATTATGAACGCAGGAACGGTGATATTTAGAACTGACCTCGATACGAGCGGGTTAGAAAAAGGAATATCAAAAGCGAGCCAGTCCATAAGTAATTTAGGCAAAAAGATGACAACGGCGTTAACGGCACCTATTGGCGCCTTTATCACGGGCGGAGTAATGTATAACGCTCAACTAGAACAATATCAAGCGGGTTTGACGACATTATTAGGTAGTAGCGAAAAAGCGGTTGAAACAATGACTTATCTTAAAAAAATGGCAGCCAAAACGCCATTTGAAACCGCTGATTTAATCAAAGGAACTCAAACAATGTTGGCCTTTGGTATGAGTATAGATGAAACCAAAACGGCCCTTAATATGATAGGCGACGTCGCTATGGGTAACAAAGACAAGTTTAATAGTTTAACCCTAGCGTTCGCGCAAGTTCAAGCCACGGGGCGTTTAATGGGCCAAGATATGTTACAAATGGTAAATCAAGGCTTCAACCCTTTACAAATAATGGCTGAAAAAACGGGACGATCTATGGCTGATTTAAAACAAGATATGGAGGACGGTTTAATTAGCGCCGAAATGGTAACGGAAGCCTTTAAAATCGCTACAAGTGAGGGTGGACGTTTTTATAAAGGTATGTCAATACAGGCCGAAACTTTAAGCGGTAAGTTATCAACGTTAAAAGATGACTTTATGACAATGACAGGAACATTGACGGCGTCTTTATTACCAGCGATAACCAAAATCGTTGATAAGGCTAGCACATTGTTACAATGGTTTAGTGGTTTAGACGCTGGAACTCAACAAACGATACTAAAAATGTTGGGCGCAGCCGCGGCTATGGGTCCATTATTGATAGGTCTAGGGGCTGGGGTTAATTATTTAAATAAGTTTAACGGGGTTTTATCAAAAGTTCCGTCGGCTATTGGAAACACGTCTAAAAGTTTTTTAGACGGCTCAAAGAGAGCGTTGACCTTTGCTGGAAGTTTAGGAACAAAAACAACAGGGGCGATTTCTAATTTTATAAATAAAGTCCCTTTGGTAAATAAATTACCTAATATCATAGGGGGCGCGCTGTCATCAATGGGTGACAAAATTAGCGGGTTTACGGCTCCGTTTGGTATGTTAATTGAGTTTATGTTTGGCGGAATAGCCGAAAAGATATCAACAGTTTTCTCAAAAATAGGAAAAATCGGTATGGCTGGTCTTGATAAATTAAAAAGTCTTGTTGGAATAGCCTTTAAATTGGTTGGACCTTTTGCGATTATTGGGTTTGTATTGGCTGGTCTAGGGTTAGCCGAAAAAATGTTTGGCGACCAATTAGATACCTTTATCAAAATCGCTATAACAAAGGGACCTCAATTATTAAGTCAATTTTTCAACAAAATCACCGAGCAATTACCTATGATTATAAAACTAGGGGTTGACCTATTACTTAAATTGGTGGACGTGATTATTGCTAACGCACCGATTTTAATAAATGGGGCGGTGGCGATTGTAACAGGTTTAGCGTTAGGGGTTTCCAAAAATATAGACAAAATAATAAAGGCGGTCATTGATTTATTAGATATGTTGATAATTGTAATTATCAATAATTTACCGATTATATTAGACGCTGGCCTTAAAATCTTGTTGGCGCTTATAAATGGTATTGTTAATAATATTGATAAAATCGTCAACTCAATCGTTGATATCATTGTCGTAATGATCTTGGTAATAAGTGATAACTTACCAATGTTGATAGACGCTGGAATTAAAATATTAGTTGCTTTGGCAAAAGGTTTAGCGATAGCGATACCAAAGATTATTGAAACAATACCAACAATCGTGAAAGCAATCTTTAAAGCGTTTAAAGAAACCGATTGGGGTAAAATAGGTAAATCAATAATAGACGGTATAGTGGCTGGTTTATCGGCAGCGGGTAGTTTATTAGTTGATAGTTTGAAAAAGATTGGTGAAATGGCTTTAAAGGGGTTTAAAAAGTTGTTCGGCATTAAATCACCGTCAAGAGTATTTGCTGATGAGGTTGGTAAGTTTATACCCGCAGGAATAGCGGTTGGTATAACAGCCAACTCAAAATCAATAGATGACGCTGTCGCTGATTTAGGTTTATCGACTAATATGAGTAGCCGATTAAATACAACTTTCTCACCAAGCGTAATCAATAATATCAACGTTAATATGGAACAAGACCCACTCGGTAGAATTGTCAATCAAGCCAAAACATTTGGTAATGGCTCACGATTGGGCTACGCCTATAATGGAGGTATGAAATGATACAGGTATTTATAAATGGTGAGGAAGTCATTTGCGATAAAAATATCATCATTAAAGAGAGTATCTTAAATATATCATCGGCGATATTATCAAACGTTATGCCAAAAGCGTGGGACACCTCAAAAGATTATGTTAGTAACTTTTATACACCAAAAGATTACTCACGCTGTGAGATTTATAAAGACGGGTCACTTTATTTTTGTGGTTATACAAAAAACAGTGGCAACGTTTATCTTAACCCAAGATACCCAAAGTTTATAGATTTAGAGGTGTTAGATTATAAAGGCATGTTGAGTGAGGGCAAGATTTTAGATATTGCCCTTTACGAAACGACCGTTAGTGATAGCATAGCGCGAGTTATAAACGAAATCGCTGATTATGGTTTTATATTAGGAACTGTTAGTTTAAAAACAAATCAAACTATCAATAGTTATAGTTGCGCTAATAAAACAGCGTATGACGTTTTCCAATATTTAGCCGAATTAAGCGGCAGCCGTTGGAGGACAAGAATAAAAGACGAAAAAACCGTTTATATTGATTTCTATGACGCTGATTTATTACCTGTCGCTAGTGATATTGATTATACACAAACATATTGGGAAACAAATAACATTATTGATATGACCTGGAACTATGGAACAAGAGATTATCGAAATACCCAAATGTTAAAAGCAAATCAAGTCTTTGCGGAAACTGATACGTCACAATCAATTATAAGTGACGGGGCGTCAAAGATATATTTAACAGAGTATAACGTTGGAACTCTTAAAACCGTTTTAGCGGGTGGCGTTTATTTATCAATAGGAACAAAAGACGACCAAAATAACGGTATTTATGCCGATATATATTACACACCAGGTCAACCCAATTTATATTTAAAAGATAACCTGGAGCCTTTAATCGCTGGAACAACCATTGTGGCGACTTATACGGCTATGATAGACGGACGAGAAACGGTCAATGATTATACCGAGATTGATAGAATAGCCCTTCAAAACGAAAGAAACGGGGCTATCGTGAGATATGAGGACCGTAGTGATATAACAAGCGCCCAAGATTTAAGAACGATTGCTAAAAACCTGTTAAAGTTTAAGGGTAAACCTGAAATCACTTTAACAATCAAGACCAAAGACGTTGATTTATTTAATATCGGCGAGAGAACGTATTTCAATATTAGTTTAGATTACTTGAAATCAAATTATATGGTTAAGACAAAAACAACCGAGATGATACAATCAAACGCTGGTGGGCGAGTAATATTTTATACTTATGAACTCAACAGCAACTTTGAAATGGAAGAGGCAATCAACTTTTTTGATAATCAAAGACGAAAAGCCGAAAATCTAGGTGATATCACGGTAACAAGAACAATAACAAATAAAACAAATGTCACAATAGACACAAGCGGTCAAAATACGGCTGAAATAACCCCTATAACAAATCAATTAAAGGCGGGGTTAGGTTTTGTGTTAGGGACGACAATTAACGGCTAGGAGGCTTTAAAATGACAAATGATTATAAAGAGAATATTTTAAAATTAGTTACGGGCCAAATTGTTGACGAGAGCCAGGCGACTGATTTATTGTGGCAATCAAAAGTCGAAACAAACGTTATCGACCAATCAATGCCTATGGGTAACTATTTAAGATATAAAAATAACTTTATCTTATACGGCTTGGCTGACGGTTTAGGAACGATTGTTGTAACCGATTTAAACTTAAATAAATTGGCTAATTATACAACTTATGACAGTGGGACGGCGTTACCGACGTCAATGATATTAAAAATTGATGACAACGGGCTTCTATATGGGGTCAACAAAGTCAATAACACTTTGATTTTATTAAATAATATCGTCAAAGATAATAAAGTTGTATTGCGTAAGGCTTATACAATACCAGCGTCAATCGTTACCGTTGATGACGTGTCAAAAATCATTGATGAAGCCACTTATATTGTGAGTGGGCGTAACTCATCAAATTATCTATACGCCGAGAGTTTAAGCATAGAGGTGGGCGTTAGTCCAGCGTGGGTGGAATATACCAGCGCGATAACAGTAACGGCAATCAACGATATGAAAACAGGTAACCCATACCCAGCGAGCCAAGTTTATATTGCCAGGGTGAGCGGGAATATCATAATTAGATTTTTCGCGACAACTACAACCGACGCCAATATCTATTGGGTCAATGGAACAGCCATTGAATATTTATATCAAGCGTATCAATGGACGGCTGGGAGCGGTTTAATATTTCAAGTAGTATTTAAAAACAATAACGAGATATACGTTCAAACGGCGGAGGTCTTGGCTGGTAGTTTTGGGAGCAGGGTTGAGATTATCAATTTAGATTACTTTAATCTCTTTGATAAAACTAATATATACTCAAAAACGTCAACAGCGATAGCGAGCGGTTATGATACTTATAATTATATGGTTTATGATAACGGCTTGATATTATCAATATTTAGCGACGTGATGACAAATGGTCTTGTCACGGCTATTGTTGATGATTTAACATTTTATAAAAAAGAGTTGGCTGACGGCTTTCCAAATATGGTTTATCTTTATGGGTCAATCAATTACAATTTAATAGATTTTATTGGGGCGGACCAACAGTTAGATAATTTCACCGTTTGGCGTCAACAACTGATTTATAACTCGGTTAATTATAACGGTCAACCTTATGAGAGCGACACAATGACAATACCAAAACATATAAGTTTAAGCGGTTACAAAACAGACGAATTAAATGAGTGTATTGTCTTTGATAGAAACCTTTATAATTTAGCGATAGACGATAATATAACCACGGCGACTGTTGAAATACCCAAAGAATATATCAACGATATCATCATCAACAATCAAAAAGTATATAGCGAGAACAATTTTGAAAACGTGACGTCAACTGTCACATTTACCAAAAACACGCTGGAACGAGTTTTATATGATGATATAACCGTCTTAAAAATAGATGACGGGGCTGGCGGTGATTATACTGACGGCGAAATCTTAATCAATAATGGTTTAAATGGTGGTGAAACATACGCTAATACAAAGATAAATAAAGTTAGATTTATTTATGATGACGCGAGTTATCTTGACGCTAGTTTTTTCAATTTTGTTTTCACTTATACGGGTGGTTATTTAACAAAAGCGACTTTAAGAGTTGATATCAAAAACAATACGGCCAAGACAATAAAATCGTGTAACATAATGAACGGGTCAACGCTTTTTACTAGCGTCCCGCTCAATATAACAAACGACGGTAAATACTATCGTGTAACGGTAGATTTCACAGTAAAGGAGGAATAAAATGACAAAAATAACATTTACGGACAAAGTTAACGCCATTGACCCAGGGCTACCCGCTATAAACGTGTGGGACGCAACAAACGCCAATGAGGTCAAAACAGTTGTCAACGCCAATGATGATAGATTGATAACAGCGGAAGCGGAAATCTTAACAGGTTGGCAACCATTAGGGGCGACATTGACTTACTCATCGGCTGATAGTCCAACGTGGGTGGTTGGGTCAAGCGTTGACTTAACAGGAAAAGTCCAAAAAGGAAATCGTCTATATTTAGAACAAGCCCAAGCCTTAACAAGTTATTTTACTTTTGATAGCAACTCAACTGACGCCAAAGGAGCATTAACAACGACCGATACGGCTATGACTTACACGGCTGGAAAGTTTAGTAATGCGGCGACGTTTAATGGAACGACAAGTAAAATTGTTGGCACTGACACAGCAAATTGGAAACCAACAGGGCCGTTCACAATAGGGTGCTGGTTTAAAACAGCGACAACCGGAACGACTAAGTTTTTAGTTCAATCAAAGTCGGGAACGAAAAAGGGGTTTTATTTTTACATAAACGATAACAATCAAGTAAACTTTGGTGTTGGTGACGGAACATTTGGGGGAAAAGCGACAGCCCCAAATAATGTATGCGATGACAAGTGGCATTATGCGGTAGGGACATATAACAATAATGTAATTCAAATCTATATTGACGGGCAATTATTTATGACTAAATACGCGCCAACGCCAGCCTATACAACTAACTATATAAGAATAGGCTGTGCAAATGAAGATGGGACCGACTTATATTTTATGAACGGTCAAATTGATGATTTATTTTTCATCAATGGTTATGCGTTAGACGGGGAAACAATTTTTCAAAAATATTTACTTGGAACGGCACAGGGTAGTGGAAATATAACAATTAAGAAAAAGTTTATAGTAAGTGATTTATCAAAAACCACAATGACAATATATGGCGGAACTGATAACCAATTAGCGAACGCTACAATTAGTAACCCATATTTTAGTCAAGTAAAACAGCCGTTTGGTTTTAATACAAACCCTGATAAATGGAGTGTAACATATAGAAATGAAAATGGTGGAACAAAAACTAATCCAACACAAAATACTTTTTACTACACAGATTTTGGTAGTGCTAATATAAGTTTACCTA